TAATAAGAACAAAGAGAGTACATAATTATATTTATTTAACACTTTTATAACTTTTTATAAATTTCTAAAAATAATTCAATTATGTACTCATTTTATCATCATCATATATTTCTAATAAATATTTAAATATATCATTCTTTTTCCTACTGAACAATACAAAGTAATAACGCCCACGCCATCGCTTCACAGCACAAGTTGTAATCTCATTTATAAATATTCCCTCTTCTTCCATTACTTTTCTCCGTGATGGCGTTAAAGAGTTAAAGCAATAATCGTTGCAAAGGAAATATACATTTTTAACACAAGGATAATTAAAAAAATACATTATAAGTTGAAAGAAGCAATTTTTATTATCTAATTTGAATGGGGGGTTACTTACAATTGTATCAACATTATTCGCTTCAATATTAAAGTCTTTGAAACAAAGTCCGTCTTCAATCTCGCTTTTAAACTTCGGTATGCCATCTGGAAAGTTTTTATAAAATGCTCCTTCCCCGCAGAAAGGCTCATATATATTGTTTATATTTGAAAAATCAATTTGAGCTATTAGGTCTTTTGCGAGTTTTTGCGGAGTTTGATGAAACCTATAAACATCATCTTTAACCATTATAAATATCTTATATTATAATATGATTAGAAAAATAATAAACAAAATTAAATGTATATTCCCAGTTAGCGACCCTAAATGTGGGTGTCGCTGGGTGTGTCGGTATTATCTGGGATTTTAGACATACAACTTTTAGTTTTTTGATGCCTCGCTAAATGATGTTTTGATGAAAATGCCCCGCATATATTACAACATACTTTTTCTTCACGATATTCTTTAAATTTATCAATATTATCTTTGTAATATTGTTTTGCGTTTTCTTTTATTATATCAGCGTTACATTCACGATATACTTTTTTATATTCTTTAATATATTTAGTATTATCTTCACGCCATTTTTTAATCTTATCAGCATTCATCTCATAATATTTTTTATAATATTCTTTATAATATTCAGGATTATCTTCTGTCCACTCTTTCTTTGTTCTTCCAGCGATACATTTATTTATTGTTCCTATTTCTCGTATCACTTCGCCTTCTCTTCGGTTTAATTCCTTTTTATTATTACACGGATACGCCTCGTACAATTCAATATACCAATCAGTCCAATCATTATTCTCAATTAATGAATATAATTTCATACCACTTTTACTATATTTACAACATTTTTTATGATTATCAAATCTTTTACTCAAATTATTTATCGTGCTACCTACATATATCATCGCATCATCTTTAATATTCCTAATCGTATAAATCATACCTCGTTTATATCTTTCATCAATTTCCGCCATTCCTTATTTACCTTATTATATCCTTTAATTCTTATATCATTTTTTATATATTTCCTAACATATACGCTTCTAATCTTGCGAGTCGAGTTTCAAGGTCGTTAATTTTATCTTGCTGTCGTGTTATTGTCCTATGCAATTCTTGGACTGCACTTATCGTAACAGAATGTAGGTACTCTTTGGATAAAGTATGGAAGTTATTATCAATCTTTCCATAAACAAATATATCCGTCCTAATTTCGTAAGATTTATTTATTTTATACCTGCCATCACATAAGTCTTCTAATGCTATTATTTTTTCACCTCTATCGCTCAAATAACAGGTATATTCAATATTTAATTCAAGCTCTTTTGCAATAGTTAATACATCCCCTTCGGCACTTCCCATAAGATAAATATTAGGTATCAATTCAGAGTTCTTATTATTAACTGCTTCTGGAAATACACTTAGAACTTCCTCAGCAATAAAACCATACACCTTCTTTGTCGCATCAAAGTTTTTCGTAATATCAATATACCGATACTTAACAGGTCGTAATTGTAATAACTTATTCAAGCATTCGGCATCGTCTAATTCTTCAATATCTTTTTTAATTTTTATTGAGCTGGACGCACCTATCCAGCTTGTCACCCAAATTGAACCATTAAACTTACAGACAAGGTCGGTGAAAAATGTTGATGATGAAGTGAAATATGCGTAACCATTACCAGCATAAATAAAGTTATTTGTTGATGTCGCTGATGTTCCATAAAACTCAGTATAACCAGAACCTAAAACCATTTTAAGATATGTTCCTGAAAAGTCATAAATAGTGCTTGTGGAGATTGCAGGTGTTGTTACAACCCCTCCAAAAGTTGCTCTGTTATTATCCATATTCAATTGTAACGGCCAATTTTGGCCATTCTGTTGTGTCCAAGTCTCGCTACCATTTCCCGCTCCGTTCAAAAAATACATAACAGACGAGTTCATATGTATCATTCCCGAGCGATTATCCGTGTCTTTTAAATATATAGTTGGACTTGTCCCAGTCATAACTAAACTATTATTTATATCAATTCTCCCATCATACGATATTTTCATTTTTTCAGTTGGCAAAGCATTACCATTTGCCGTTCCAAAAGTTAAATGAGTATTACCATTCCCTGTATGTTCGCTTTGAATATATGAACTATGTCCCGCATCATTTAATAACCATATCCTAACTTTTCCATTTGAATTGCCTTCTAAACCACCTCTAAAAGTAATATTTGTTTGTCCTGAAGCAGTTGCCGAGCCTCTAACATATAATGTGCTATCTGGTGTTGTTATATTTATATTACCATCGTCGCTTGAATTCGTTGTAGTTCCTATCGTAACACTGCCTGTATTATAATAAATCCTTGTTCCGCTTGTAGTCCATTTTGACTGATTAATTGCCGTTCCACTAATTAATAAAGATGTAGCATTAATACTTCCATTAACATCTAATTTATATGTAGCACTCGGTGCTGTTCCTATGCCGACATTTCCGTTACCTCTCGCTATTTGCATATCAATTCGTCCTGTTGCCGAGTTGTTATATGCTATAAATTGAAGATTATTAGTCGTTGCTCCTTCGTATCCAATATCATATCCTGCTGTATTAGCATCACCTTTCATAAATCTTATAAAAGCGTTTCCTGTACCGGATGATGATACTAATCGCAATATCGCCGTTGAAGTCGTTGTCCTAATAGTTAAAAGATTATCTGGTGTTGTTGTCCCTATCCCTACATTCCCTGCTCCATCAATATACATTCTAATGCTTTGAGTTATTGCCGATGTAGATGTTGTTGAATAAGTATCAAAAGCAATTGCTCCTGCTCGTAATCTAATCCTATCAGCACCGCTTGTTCCTTCAATATCATTACCTTTAAATATAACAATTTCACTTTTACCTGATGCATAGTCTCTGTTTTGTATCGTTGCTAAATCAAATCCTATGTCGTCTGCCGTCCCTCCTAATTTTATTATGCCTCCACCTGATGATACTCCCACTTGTAAGATACCGCCGATTGTTTTCGTCGTTATGTCGCCTAAAAATGTTAAAACTTTAAAATCGCTATAAGCATTTGCCGTAATCGCAGTATTTAATACGACATCTCGTGCTATGTAGTCAGTTGTTAATACGGCATCTCGTGCTACAAAATCTGTGAGCAGGATATTGCTTGTTGTCCTTACATAATTACTTACATTTAAATCTTTGGTATTAACTAATGCGGTTAAAGCAGTATCATTATATATTGGTATGCCGTCAATAACACCTTTTAAATAATTGCTTGTCGTCCATACATAATTACTTACATTAGCATCTTTGGTATTAACTAATGCTGTTAGAGCAGTATCATCATATATTGGTATGCTGTCAATAACACCTTTTAAATAATTGCTTGTCGTCCATACATAATTACTTACATTAGCATCTTTGGTATTAACTAATGCTGTTAGAGCAGTATCGTTGTATATTGGTATGTTGTCAATAACACCTTTTAAATAATTGCTTGTCGTCCATACATAATTACTTACATTTAAATCATTGGTATTAACTAATGCTGTTAGAGCAGTATCATCATATATTGGTATGTTGTCAATAACACCTTTTAAATAATTACTTGTCGTTTCAATCTGCGTATAAACTGGTGCTAAATCTTGATATAAATCCTCAGGAATTACATTTAACTTATTAGTCGTCGCATCCCATTGCAATCCAAACCCCGCCGTGGTTCCAATTAAATCTAAAATTGCATCGTCTTCTTCTTCACTTCGTGTGCCTGTGCCGACGGAGAATGATTTGGTTAAAAAATTATAAAAGATAGTTCCACTTTTTATTGGATTAACTACATATAAATTAGTAAGTGGTATTAGTACATTCGCCACCTCTTGCGTTTGGTTTGTTCGTAAATCTCGGGAGCGTGTACTACTTGTTAAACTGTTAATGATTGGATTATTATTTATAACTAATTGCCGAGTGATGATATTGTTTGCCGAGATTTCATTTGTATCTAATAATTTATCAACGCTTACATAATCATAATAATAAATATAATTTATTAATCCTTTTAATTTCTGGTATTCTGTTAATGTTAAAAATGTTTCGTTGCTTTGAAAGTATCTCCAATTAAAATGCGTAAAATTGATACTGCCTGTGCTTGGTAAGTTTCCTATAACTAATAAACTGTTATCTAATGTAAGGTTTCCCCATCTAACAAATGACGCTGTAATAAAAGGGATTGTGCTATCAGGCATCACAATATCGCTTGGATATAATTTTATCGGTGCTCTTGATGTTATTTCGTAAAAAGTATCATTAATAAAGTAACTTATATAATCGTTTTGTAAGTCCATTTGTAAATTAAATAAGTACCACGGAGTGCTTGATAAACCTATAAGTGGAGTATTCTCGTCAGTAGTTTCATAATTAATTGCCGTAGTTTGTATCATCGTAGGATTAAGCGTTGTTTCATATTCCGTAAGTTTAAATTCGTATAAATGAAGCATCGCTTGGTTGTGATAAGCAGTTGTAGCAGTTCCTGAGGCATAACTTGAATGATATGGAAAATTAGGTTTTCTTACTAATGTAAAATCCACAAATCGCACTTTATTTCCGTAGATTGGATATGTTGTTGGAATATTAAATGTATAAGTCCATCGTTGCTTTAATCTTATATCGTTGCCATAAAACCCTGTATCAACATACTTCAAAGGCGTATCATAAACTGCTTCTCCAACTACATCATTCATCGTAAAATTATGAGTGATATATGTTATGCCGTCGAAAGAATATCTCAATCTAAAAGTAAAGTCAGTCATACTATTAGTTTCAGTTTTGTCATATTGTTGTATTGATGGGAAAGGGACATACGGAGGCGGATTTTCAACTCCTTCTGGTGGATTAATATTAATCATAATATGAAATAGGATATCAAAAACTAAAACTATTTTTTGGATATGCCAAGTTGGAGTACCTACTACGACACCTGCTTGTGTCATACCGATGGAATATTGAATTGTTGGAAAAATACAATTAGCGTAACTCGTATTTGGATTGCTTGGGTGATTGAGATACATTTGAATATATCTGCTGTCATTGGTTGGAGTGCTTGTATCATTTGAATTAACAGATTTTATTAATCCTGTCGGCGTATTGATATGCGGTGTGTTATTATTTATTTTATAAGGAACATTTATCATTCTTAAATCATACTGAAAATCATTTGGGTTTCCTGCAATATACTGCTCACCTATTCTAATATTATCATTATAAACCGTACTGCCTATTGTATAAGGTTCTAGAATAACATAATTGTTTGGTGTTATAAGTTTGTCAGTTATATTATTATTATTGCCTACGGTGTATATTTGATATTCCACGACCGCAGGGTGCTTTATTTTAAATCGTCGGTTTCTAATATATAATGAGAACTTAGTATAATCTATTTCAATAAACCCTTGACCTAAATCAACGGCAGTTTGTATGAGATGATAATCAGTTACATTATTATTAAAACTAACAAACTTTAAAAAACTTACAAATTCAAACTTGCGATTCAAATTAAATGATTTTAATTCATTCGTATTTTTCATATATATAAATCCCTTAGTAAAATGCTGGGAGGTATTAACGGTTAATGTGGTATCGCTAATAACTTTAATATCTCCTAATTGTGATAAGCGGTTCATATTTGGAAAATAACCAAGATAATCATAATTATAATTAGCAGACGAGAATGTAGTGTAAGTTTCTTTTTTAATCGCCAACATAATGAGGTCATATGCAAAACCTGCAAATATTTCTTTGTATCCTAAATTGAGTTTATAATCGCTTGTTATGGTTTGCCCTGTTGGTAAAATTACTTTATAAACTCGTTCTAAACTCGCATTAATATCTGCTATTTCCGCATCTTGTACCGATATATTACCATTAATAATATCAATATTATCTTGATTAACATATTTCTTAATATTTAACACACCATTAATTGTCTCTAATTGTGCAGAGTTTAAATTGAGTTTAATCGTAGGCACTTGTAAAACCTCGCCAGTTTCAGCATTAGTAAGTGTGCTGTTATATTGCGTGATTAAACCATCACCTAATTCGCTCGTGTTTATAACGCCATCTCGTAATCTTCGACGATTGTTAATACCTTGTCTTTTTTCGTCTAATTTATTTATTATACTTAAAACTACTTCAACTTCGCTAATTAAAGATATTACTTGTATTTGTAAATTACCTGATGTACCCCCTAAACTTGTTTTTGGAATATTTATTATATTACCTACATTAAAAAATATACTTCCCACTTCTTCCACACTTTCAATACTAACATTTCCTGCAGAACCATTTGTTTTTATTCTTAATTTTGCTCCATTTGATAATGTAATACTATAAGTGGAAAATGTGCTAAATCCATTATCAGTACTTGATACTATTTGTAATCCGTTTTTATGAATATGTTTAGGAAGATTTGCCGATGGACTATCTTTTATTTTTTCATACATAGTCATGTGCCTCGCTTCATCAACCTCAATATCTCTCCCTACATACCTATCATATATTTCTCCTGCTCCTTGAATTAATAATGATATACCACCCAAACCAAATAATACATTTTGAAAATAAGCATATAATAAATCGCTTTTTGATTTGAATAGTTCTAACGCAACTTTTGATGCTTCGCCACTACCTGACCTATCAGCAGTTTTTATTACTTCTAAAAAAGTGTTTGCTCTTTCACCAAAACTTTCTCTAAATGTTTCCATTTGACTATCAAAGTTTGCTCTTAAATGTTCTTTTAATGCTCCGTCCCAATCTTCCATCATTATATCATTCGCATCGCTTAAAACTATTAATTTTGCTTGTATTTCAATTATATCAGCAGTATTAACTGCTACAATTGGTTCTAATATTTCTAATCTTGGTTTTACACCCACAACAGGTGCTAATAATATTGCGTCTAATGTTACAATATTTACATCTAATCCTAAAACGTTGGTTTTAAGTGATGTTATGTAACTATCAACATCAATCCACCCTGCCATAATATTTGGATTTGTTAATGTGTAATCATAATATAAATATAACTTACCGCCTTCAATTCTTATTTTTGGGGTCGTATTAGCATTTTGTAAAAATATCCTTGAATTAGCGGTATTATTAACAATTATAGTATCTAATGAGGCGTTTTGTATATCAAGTACTTTTGGTTTAAATACTTCTTTTAACTCATTTAAATCATCGGTTATATCATCTAATTCTACTTGTGTTGCTCCTCCGCCGCCACTTTGTAATTCTTGGGTAGCATCAATAAATCCTTCATTATGATTATTATACCAACTCATTCTAATATTATATTATATTTTATTATCGCCAAATACTTTGTAAAATTATTTTCTCACGCTATATTAGATAAGATAAGTATTATGTTTGATGGAATAGCACCCAACTACCCACGTGAGTTTTTTTATCAATTAAGCAAATTACAGGGGAGCATGTCTAAGCAGCTGATTAAAGTATCCGCAGATAGATCTAACGATATTAACCCTGGGAATATAACCAATTACCGACTACCTATCGGTGCTCTTATTAATTTAGATAGTATCAACCTATGGTTTAAAGTTTCCGCAAAAACTATTAAAACTTTACCTGCTCGTTATGCATCAACCTTTATTAAACGTCTAAGCATTCAAATAAATAACGTGTCAGTTCAAATAATTCAAGATTACAACTTCATATATAATGTATATAATGATGTTAATAATAAAGCCCTTACAAAAGGAATTGGTGGTGATTGGGTCGATAATAGTATTAAATGGACACACGCTGAACCTACTTCAGCAGCGGAAACGACAATTGTAGCTGCAAACGCTTTTGATAACGCTAATGCTATTATGACAGATTATCAACTCTGTATCAATAATTTTATCGGCATTCTCGGATCAGCTTCCACAAAAATTTTACCGACTGACAAGACAGGAGAGGTGGTTCTAAGTATTGAATGGGCTCCTGCTGCTGATGTGCTTGGTGCCGTTGAAAACGTAACAGTATTTACTGGCGCATCTTATGAGATTGATGAAACTTATTTAACTATGGAAGCCCTGTCATTCAGCGACGATACTTATTATAACTCTATCGGTGATAAAGATATAAAAATTGGATTTAATGATTATATATATACCTCGTTTGCTGAAGTAGAAAAGAAATCAAATATTAATGTTTCTACTTACGTATCTGCAGGTTCAATCGATCATATCCTTGGAACTTGCCGCTTCCCGCCTGCTACCACTGTTAGCAAAATGGTTGCTAATAAAGTACTAGCAGGAACAGGGACAGATAGTATATCACTTGCCGAATATCTCGGTAACCCTGTTACCAATACCGGTGATGGTGATGCATTTTTCTCGACATTTAACATGCAACGGAATTTATCCCATATTGATACATCACAATTTAGTATAAATAATAAAGCTTTAAATTATGGTGCGCTAAATTTATACGAGATATTCCAAAATAACTTGCTTGCTCTTGGTTATGAAAATGTTGATATATCTGCTAACGGATTTTATCCTGGTTGCCAATCCATTTTACATTTTTACAAGTATCACGGATTCCACATACAATCGCTTGAATTAATTAATAAAGATAGCTTTTATATTTCAGGGTTATCATCTTCAGGCTCCAGCTGTGCAATAAATTGGAGATGTTCCTTTAAAGGTACAACTAATACTGTTAAGATCGTACCTGTTATTATAGTTAAATTGTCTCGTGTTTTACATCTTAAAGCTGGTAGATTGGTATTTGTCGAATAATGCCTATTATAATGTATTTAATTTAGCCAATCTTCGATTTTCTCGGCGTCTTTCATTAATAGCATCTTTATTTTGCTGATAATATTGTTTTAGTTTTTGTGAAAGTATCTCCTTATTTTGCTGATATTTTTCTTTTTTTTTTTGTTTAATATCATCTTTATTTTGCTCACGCCATTCTTTATGATATTGTTTTTTACTTTTATTTAAACATCTTCCAGCAACACCAACATTTAATTTTTTTATAGCATTATATTTAATTATATATTCGCCTTCATATATCCCAGCATCTTCACGCAGGGCAACCTCAACTTCGTCAATTATTTCATATTTCCATTCGTCCCAACCACCATTATCACGTATATACTTATAAACTTTGTAATTATATTTACTATGCTTAATATTATTACATCTTATCTTATGATGTCTCATTCTGTCCTTAATATCTTCCGTACTTCCAATATATATCATATCATCATTAATAGCATCTTTTTTAATCAACTTGTAAATATATACGAACATACTTTATAATAATTAAAATTTATCAATTTTTATTTTTCTCCCCTTATAGTATAAGTAATACGTAACAATATATGGCATTTCTACTACCATTAGGAGAAATTATCTTAGAAGGACTGGCTGCAGGTGCTGCGACAAATATGGGTAAAGAGGTATATGATACTTTTGCCCCTAAATTAAAAGATGGGGCAAGTGACTTAATAGGTAAAAAAATAGGCGGATACGCACACGATAATCCAAGCGGATTTGTTGCTGAAACATTAAATAAATCTTATCAATATTCTAATAGAACACCTCATACTGCTCATCAAAATGGGCATCCAAGACGAGGTCACCGAAGAACTTAAAATAAAATTGAGTACATAATTATTTTTTTCCTAAAATTTTATAACTTTTTATAATTTTCTAAATATTTTTTAATTATGTACTCAAATTATTATCTTTACATATACTAGAAGAATTAGATATATGACCATTGGAAACTTCAGCAGTGGTTTTGGCAATCAAAACGTAACTCAATTTGGTTTCGATTATAACGAACATAAACCTACAGGGCAGCTCGATGATGTCAAAGGTAACTCTTTTCATTTACCTTTTTCGAGACAAGCTGTTCATATTGAAAAAAAACATAATTATCCTGTTATACCGGAAATATCTGGTCATTATCACGACGAAGATTATAATAATATACCATTAAACAAAACCAATCCAACTATAGCTGTTTTTAATAATTTGTACAACTTCAATCCTACACATCGTGAGATGTCGTATTACCATCCTCACGAAACTGATAAACTTTTTCATCATAATATATCCAGACCTCGATTTGAAAAAGAAATTTTACGTGATACATCAATTCCTGATGAAATTAATGAGATTAAAAAAGATAATGCAGTAGATGCCCATAAATTACCAGAGCATTCTTTCACTATTAAACGCCGAGCAAGAACATAAAATAATATTATCTAATAATAGAATGGATTATAAAATAATTAGATTAAATAGCAATGATGCTGATATAACAACAACTGATAAAAAACATTTTTTGTTTTTTTTAAAAAAACCAATTATATTAAATGATGAATATGTGTTGCAAGTTAAAGAATTTTTAGTAGATAGTACTTATACTACCTCAGCCCGTGTGGTATCTGCCCCCCTTATTCAAGATATGTATATAAGATTTAACAATAGCGACTGGGGGAATACTTCATACGGCATTTATACATTTTATTCACAAGATGCAACAAATACATTAGTTTTTGAAGTTTATGATAATGCTGGAACTAAACAAGCGAGATTGCTTTCAGTTACGACTAATTTTAATATGAATTATTTTGATGGTTCATTTACAATCTATTTTCAACCATCGCCTCCATTCTGGGCAGTCGTGGGCAATGGGACATTAACGCATCAAACATTAGGTTTAAATTTTATTTGGGGAAAAGCAACTGACTTTGTAACCGGAGCGACACAAATAAGAGTTCTTGTAGAGCCATCTATGGGACGCAAATATAAAGTTAAAATAGATAATATACAACATAAACCTTACGATTATTGTAATAGTAACCAAGAATATACTGCGAGAATTATATTTATGCATCATAATAATATACCAATTAAAAAAGTAAAAGATGCTAATTATTTATTAACATTACCACCACAGATTTTATCAAGCATTAAAATATCAATTGAAAGTGAAGATGAAGCTCTTGGATTAACTGGCGTCGGTGATAATTTTAGTTTATGTTTATTTTTATCAAAAAAAAAATATATTGTAATTATATAGGATACATATGGAAATAACAAGGCTTAGAAAATGTAAAAATATATGGTTAAATACAATCGATTGCACTATTACTAATGGCGGAACAGATGCTACAAGAAGGGTATTTAAATTTCAACGCATGCCTTTAATACAGGTTAAAAATAAATCATATTTAAAAGTTAATAGTATAACTTTAAGTGGTGCTGGTCATCAAAATGCAACAGGACATAACTGGACGATTAAAGTAATTGGTCTTAAATTTAATCAAGATAGCTATTATAACAGCGATAATAATGCAAATCCTACTATTGCTATGTTTAACTTCGATACAAAATACACAATACAAAATGGATTGTTAGCATTAGAACTGGAAAAACAAGATATCGTTAATTTTTCATTAGAAGTATTTAACGAAGCTGGTGAAGGCTTAGTGAAGACTACGCAGCCAATTGAAGCTCATATAAATATAATTATCGAGGAGTTTGATGATTATTAAATATTATACATATTGTGGTGAAGCTTGATTGTAACCTCCTGACGAAGATGATTTATACGAAGCTTTCGACGATGACGAAGCTTTAGATGAAGCTTTAGATGAAGGTGACGAAAGTTTTGATGAAAAAAATTGTTCATTATCTACTTTGTTTTTTATAACTAATAGTGCAGGGTTCATAGTACGTGGCGGAGGTCTTATTGCTGCAAGATTAGTTTTTACATCCGCTTTTAAATACTTTTCTTTCAATTTAAACTTTTTAAATTCTTCTTTCTTTGGTTGTTTATTATTTTCTAATATATATTTAAATTTAAGATATATATTCATATTATTTGACGATTTATCTTTCATAGTTTCGAGCTTTTTTACAAAATTTTCAAAATTTATACCTGCTTTAGCTATAAATTTATCATATAATTTTTGTTGATTACCAGTTAGTAATTGATACATATCATTTTCGTATTCATTTTTTTCGGCAATAGCATCAGCATCAGCATCATATGATTTTGACATATCAGTTCCTCCACTTGCGTTACTTGCGTTACTTGGCGGAGTACGTGATGATGATGGTCGAGGAGGAACTGATATGGTTTTAGTTTTTTCAATAAAATCATTTATACGTTTTATATATTTATCGTAAGTTTTTTGTTTAATATTTTCACTTTGTAACATCTCTTCTAAGTAATCATATATATCATATCCTCCTTCTTGGTCTTTAATATATTCTTGTACATCTTCAGGAAATAAATAAAGTAAATATGAATTATCAGGTTTTGATGATTTAGATGATGAAGATTTAGATGAAGAAGATTTTGCCGATGATGAAGCAGAATTAAGTAAGCTTTTATTGCTTGTTTTTGCTGGTGGCGGTAGCGGCGGTAGCGGCGGTAGCGGTGGTAATGATACTTTTTTTGTTGCTGCTGGTGGAGAAACTGAGCTGGATTTAAGTTTTGTTGTTTTACCACTTACGTAACTTGCCTCAGTTGATTTAATTTTACCACTTCTTACAAGACTATTATAATAAGCTTTGCCTACCATTTTGCCAGTTAAGGGGTTTATTATTTTATCCATATCTAATATTATTAAATATTTTTATTTATGAAAAAAGATTTATTATTTATTATTTGCGACGCATTATTTTTATAAACATTTTTAGGAGCATATTGAAGTACTATATTTAATAAATCCGCAAAAGAAAAGCGAGCATTTGTACCATTTAATTGTCCAAGCTCTTCTTTTATTGCAACCATTTTTGATGCTATATCAATATCTGTTAAATATTCGTTCCAACCTCCATATATCTCTGGTACAAACGCATTTATTATTCTGTAATAATCTTCGAAATATACGCTTCGATGTGTTACATCTTTTGCCAAACCAAAATCATACAACATTATATTATATGGACAACTTTTTAGATAAAAATTAGTTCTTGATATTTCATATTTATAATATCCTTTTTCATTATTCTTTTGATATAAGAAATTACCATAATGTGCGTCGTTATGTATCATATTAAATTTAAATTGGAATGTTGCTAAAGATATAAATATTTGTATTAATAAATTAAAATACAACTCTTCAAATCTTTTTACGAGATATAAATCACTTGTATTTAATAAGCTTTTTAAATCCCCATCACAAAGCTCATTTACGCTCACTAAACTATTCTTATCATCCTTGTCTTCGCATAAATGGCTTGTATATATTAACGGAAAATGTTTTGTTTTCTTTGTCTTAACTAAATCATTTGTTAATATTTCCATTAGTACTATTTCATTTAAATTTTTCTTATTCTTATTAGTTACTTTTGATACAACTAATAATTCAGGTACGTTTATTATTTTTGAAAGATATATTGTCCCATAAACACTCCTTGAACCTATTTGCTTGTCTAAAATTAATTTATTTGAAAGGCTCATATAATTTTTGCCCATTATATTAATATTTTTTAAACATTCCTTCTCATCTATCTTATCTAAATATATTTTTGCCTTATTATATATTTTTAAACGATTTTCTAACGTATTATTAATAGGTAATATATTAATATCTATGTCATTTGCCAGAATAGTAACAGGAGGAGTATTTTCTGCAGGAGGCTCTTCTAATCTTTTTAATATTTCTTTACCTAATTTCGTTGTTCTTTTTACTGCTCTTCCAGTTTTTGGATTTATTAGGCAATCATGTTGCGGATTTGAATTTTCTTTCATAATTTTTTTACCTATTCTACTTGTAATCTTAACAGCTCTACCTGAAACAGGGTTCAATACGCAATCTTTATTCATATTCTAATATATGATAATAAAAAAAAGAACTAACGTAACTATTCGTAACTATTCGTAACTATTCGTAACTATTCGTAACTAACGTATCAATTTTTTTTTATTATGATAATATTCTAAGCTTTTTGCACGACAAGTCCTGCAATTCTTCCAATAAAAATATCCATTTAGTGATATATCTGTATCATTCGGCTCATAATCATTAAGACATTTTGAACATTTTACAAATTTTACTTTGCCAACTAAACGTTTTTTCTCATCTTCTGTAAAATCCCTTCTTTTCTGATTAGTCATTTAATATTAATAAGAAGTTTTGTTTATATATCTTCATATTATGTTATATTAATAAATATATATTGTAAATATACCCCCTCTAATTTTCCCCCTACTTTCCCAAAAGTCCCTCCTACTTTTCTTTCTGGTCTGTTTTTGGTTTCTTTTTGCCTTTTCTATTACCATATTCTTTTATTTTTCTTATAAAAAGTAGGGGGAAAAGTAGGGGGGAAGGGGGTATAATAAAAACAATTTAGAAAAAATGTAAAGTTATTTTTTATTATAGGAAGTATTTTTGGAGACCTCCCCCCCCCTACTTTTCCCCCTCATACCCCCTAATATATATCTTTAATCACCTTCGTCAAAGACTTTAACATTTTCATCAAGAACTTCATTATATACTTTTAACCACTCCCCCACCCCCTCTTTATCCAACTTCAAATATCTTCCGTGATGCCCTTTTGGAATAATCATTTCAATCCCTGTCTTTTTATCTGTAATATGCCCTATAAACTTATCATAAGTATATGCCTGTACCTTACCCCATTCGCAATAATTTTTATAATCATTATACAATTCTTTTGGTAATACCTTAACATATTCCATACCATTATACTTAACCCATTTATTCATATATTCATTACATTTAACCCCATCATCGCTTACGATATGATGGATATATTTCTTATAATTCTTGCTATTAACTCCTTGCTGTCTGCGATATGCTTTTGTAATAGGGCGTTTAACTTGAAAATCCATAGGCGACCAATCACATTTAACTTCATTTTTTAGGTACATATAAAATAACTTTTGGTTCATTCTGTCTTCCATACATTCATATAATTTTTTAAAATATTCTCCATCACCTTTCTTACAATCGCTGGTTTCAATTATAGCAAATCTGCGGTCTTTATCATCAATATCTAAAATATCTTTGTTATTAGTAAGCATAATAATATTAACATAGTTAGTGAATGTATTAGCATCAATATTCTTTTTTTCAATAGTTATTGTTGGTTCAGTAATAAGATTTTTTAAATCTTCACAAAACTTCTTCATCTCTGCAGATGTTTCTTCAACAATCAATAAAAGACATTTAGCGAGTACACTATTAAATCTTCCAAAAATCCTATCAGGTTTATGGATACTTTTAGCGAGTTCCATACCTAAAATACATTCACCGAAAAAGTTAGTAAAAGTATTACGACCTGTTCCGTGTTCCTCATTATAAAACACTAACGCAACTTGTGGGCGTTTTTCTGGGTCTTGTATCATTCTGCTTAACCAATTAATAAAGTACTCATAATATTCCTCATTACCGCCACAATATACAATTTTAATATGGTCTAAAATAGTTTGAATACGAGTATAATCAATATCACAATCTAACTCAACATTATCCGCTTTATATCCATTAAAAATATTCTTATGATATTTGCTCTGCCTTTCAGTTAATCCTTTGGGGCAAAACACTAAACCTTCATAAGATTTTTTATTAGGGTCTTTCCGCCATTCTTCCATAAACCCTGTGGTCTTATAAACATATTTTTTAATTCTTTTATCAAAGGAACATTTTTGATACTGAAAATGTCTTGTTTGTTCCACAAAATCGCCAACTTTTAAATATTGTTCTGCTTCATTAACTTTAACTAAATCAAAAACTTCTCTTTCAACTAATGGTGTACGATAATAACACGTGGGATTTTTAATAAAACAAAACTCTTTTTCAAAATCTACTTTCATTTCTGCATAACCTTTCTTAATATTCTTGTTATAATAATCTTCATCATCTTCCTTTAATAATGAAAGGAGATGCTTATAACCCCTTTTAGGTTTCCCATCATTAACAAATAATTTAATATAAGTATCCATATTCTTTTTATAATCATAAGCATCTAAACATTTTTTGGAGAATGCTTCGCATATATTAAAGACATCATTTTCGTCCCATTCATATTTTAATCCAATTCCAATAATACACATAATAACTTCTAACCAATCTCCATATTCTTTCGCACGATTAACATTTAATTTATCAACATAAGTAATAATAGTTTTCTTAAAATATTCACTTCGTCGCATATTGCTTTCTTCTTCTTGCTCTTCCTCATCATCAATCTTAACAATCTTATCACCTTTTACTTTTAATTTACGAGATGCCTCACATATTTGCTCTAAAACGCTTTTAACAGGAGCAAAGTTCAAATCCCAATCTACGAAATCCTCTTCAATATACGATACGAGATATTTAGTAATATCGGCGTTACCATCAGGCTTAAACTTAGGAATACTTTTTGTTTCATCATCAACAATTTTCTTATCAGTATATATGCTCGTAAGAAATCTATTTTTAGAATAAACTCCCTTATCAAACCCTTCAATACCAAGTTTTTCAAACATACCCAACATATTAGAAGCAGACATTCTAACTTTATCAACGGCATAATGCACCGAATGCTTATATCCATCTTTACTTTTATATTTTCTTTTAATTGCGTGAATATCAGCGATAGTTATACCTGCCTCCACAAAACACGTGAGAATTAATTGTTTATTTTTAAGTATATCTGCCTCCCAATCAGCGTCGGTATAATTAAGAGGCATAACAGGGTCGCAATCTAAATATGGTTTAACCTGACGTCCGCCATTAACACTCTCAGCAGGTATTGTTAAATTACTAATTGCATTTTTATAATTTTCTTTATTAACATCAGTTAATTCAATAATTTTTCTTTGATTAAACAAACATGCTAAATATACTTTATTAAAACTCATCTACTAATATTATATATAATTAAATTACCCTTATATGTTATTAAGAAGATTAAAAAATAAATCATTTTTTACAAATTATCGACCACAATTTTTTCAGCGAGTTTTTCCGCTTTTTTGCGTTGATACCATGCCTTTTTATATTCTTTATCTCTCGCAATAGCTTCGGGAGAATACATACCGATACCAAGTTCTTTTTGCTTTTTATGTAGTGCGTTACGAGCATCTAACAATTTTTTACGGAATTCTGGGTCATTATAATATTTTTCCATAACTTTTTTGTTATATTTTTCATAAAACGCTTTACGACTATCATCGTCTTTGAAAGAAGCAGGAGGCATTTAAACCTTATAAGATAAATATATATCTTCTTAATTCCTTATATCAATTTTTATATATTTTCCAAAATAATTGTAGGTTTTTTTACTTTATTGGTGTAATTATCGTTATTGCCGATGACACCATTCAAATGTATGGGGACTGCCCTGTTATTGTTATAAAATGACTTACTTGCTGATAATTTATATCTCGTCGGAATCTCCTCAAAATCGCAGTCTTGTATCAAATTATCATATTTTAAGATTAACATATTATATTTATCTGCCGTAATTACATTCTCATCGTCAAAAGCATCTATTTCTTGCGTAAGCGTCATAAAAGATTGTGATAGTTTTTTAAACTGCTCTGCTTTTTCACTTGCCTTGATGCTATTGTTTAAAGACACTATCAATACGCTGACGGCATTAACGACTATATTTGGTATCTTCATTTTTGTCGCATCTTCACTGATGCTATTTATAATACACATAGCGGAAGAAGTAAGCACAAGTGGAATACTAAATAAAAATTTAATAAAACTCCAATAACTACAAGCAGAACTACATACTAATACGAGGCATTCACTCTTATCCAGTAATTTTTGTAATTTATCTTTATGGTTTGTCATCTAATATAATAAAATAAAAAAAATAATAAAATGAGTACATAATTAATTTAATTCTAAACTTTTCTAAACTTTTTATAATTTCTAAATATTTTCTAATTATGTACTCATTTTTTAATTCGCTCTTTAAGTAATGCTAATAGTTGTGCATTTGCCTTATCAAGGTCGTCAAATAGCTTCTTTTTTTCTTTAAGAATTCGGTCTAAGTGTTCCAAGCATTCTTCTTCATCTTTCGCTAACTCTTTAATACCATCATTAATACTTTCGACATATTTCCGCATATAATTTCGTTGTTTTTGTTGCTTTTCTGTTCCTTCTCCTGCTTCTTTACGGGGTCTCCCGGCTCTTTTCTTCTCAGGCGCTCCTGCTTCTGGGGGTGTTTTAGGTTTAGGGGGCATATCTATTTTAGGGGGCATAATTAATTATTAATTACTCTAATATAACAAAATAAAAAAAATTTTAATAGTTAAAAAACGGATTTTCCTTTACAACTATTTCTTGTTTAATAGTATCTTTTTTAGCTTTCTCTTTTTTTGGTGCTTTAACACGCTCTTCAATTACTTCAACTTCTTCCTCATCACTACTCGCCTCCATGATAATTCTTTTAATAATTTTCTTTTTCTTTTTTTCTTTCGGTTTGTAGATTATTTGCTCTTCAACCTCAGGTTCGCTGTCAATAAAGTCAGGCATAGGTGCAGGAATATCTAAAGTTCGTGCTGATTTTGCTTTTGTAACTGATTTTGCACGAGGTTTCTTTACTTTTTTAGTAGGCTCAACTTCTTCCTCAAATACAATTTCTTCTTCAACCTCAGGAAGAGGCTCTGTTGGAAGAGGTTCAGGAGCAATTTTTGATGCTTTCTTATTTTTCTTTGCTTCACGTGCCTTCTTTAGCAATTCCAAGCGTTGTTCATAAGTTAGCATATTTATCTATCTATCTATTATACTATACTCATAGAAAATAATTTTTATATAAAACGCATTTGTTTTTTTTTCTTATTTAATACTTCGCCAAACTCAGCCATAATCTGGTATTCACGTCGTTCCAGGTCCTGTTTATTATCGCATGGGTACTCTTCATGTAGGGTCATTTCCCAATCATTCCAGTCATCAATATATTTATATAAATTACAACGTGAGCTATAATTTTTACTATCGTGTTTATGCTTCGAGTATCTACTTTTTAATGTTTCAATCGTCGAACCAACATAAATTTTAGAGGTATCGTTCTTATTTTTAATAAGATAAATTTTACCCTTAGAATATCTCTCATCTATCATTTAATAAATCATAAGATATTAATTTTTACTTTTTAGATGCTATATCCGTACTTTCAATTATTCGTCATCTTCTATTTTTCTTCTTCACTATCGCTTTCTTCTTCACTATCACTATATTCTTTATCTTCCATTTCTCCTTCAAATTCTTCTTTCAGCATATTCATCAAAATATGATACAAAAGACATTTATATATCCTCTCACCTTCTTTGTCTTTAATAATACATATCACTTCATCGTCGCCGTAATCATCAGCAATCTCTTTCAAAATCTCAAAGATTCCGTATGACTTTACAATAATCTCTGTAAAATTGATATCTGCTTTTATTACGGCATCATCAGTAAGCAAGTGTAGTTTATCATAAGCATCATCATCATTTTTATCTCTGTTATATTCATTCCAGTATTTAAAGTCTTGCGTAATATCTTTCCACATAACAGAGTTCTTCATCATAGTAATAGCATCGGTGTTAGTCATCGTGTGATAATATAATATAGTAAGACGACTATCAATTTTTACTTTTTATATTTAATTATTTGAAGATGCAATAACATATTGTCCAAAATTAAAGGTAGCGATTTCTCGGTACAAAAAATTAGTTTAAACTGCGATATAAATCGATTATCTAATTTATTAACTATACCCTCAATATTTCTGTAGGTTATACAAGTCATTGGCGGTAGATCAGAATCAATCCATTCGATCACGTTCCCGATGCCTTTGGTATAAATACTGCCATCGTTCGAAATTTCATTGTGCGTATTATTAGTAAAAGTTAAATTTGTGCTAATAATAATTTTAGAAAAATTCATAATATTTACATAAGTATCACTTACGACAGGAGCATTATTTAACGGAACCAAACGCTCAAAATATCCATACATATTTGCCGTAGTTAGATTAGGAAAAATCAGCGTACGTATCTCTGTAATAGTCCCTGCGTCATTATTGTATGGTATTGGATTTGTAAAAGTTTGGATTGGAAGAGAATTACTTATGATAATTTTATTTGTATAATTTTGTTTTGCAAATTCAATCTTAGAATTTGTAGCTGTGCTATTAGCATTTATCATCGTAATTAAATTATCAATATTATAAAATCCATCGGCGACCGAGACATAAGTTGTTGTTAAACTTTGAAAAGTTGTCGTTGCAATTGTCTCGGCCTTATAAAATTGCATTTTATCTAATCTTATAACATTGTCTCCGTATGGATATGACCGAGATAATATTCTAACTTTATAATATTTATACGGAACATTCCCCAACACACTTAATATTATATTTTTGCTTGTGGTATTCGCTAAAAATGTCATCACGTTATCACTAAGAGATAAGTTAGTATAGCTAATATTATCAATTGAACCTTCAACAGAGAATATTATACTTACATCAAAATTAAAACCCTGTGCGGTAGTGAAAGACATGCTGATCGATACTTTTTGTAATATAAAGGCATCAACCCAATTTGTAGTCGTGTTTTTATGTATTTTAATATAATAGATAGCACCTGCGGAACTCTCCTCGAATTGGAGATAGTTATTATTAAATCCTGAGCGGAAATTTGTTCTTTGTATCTTATTTACGAAAATCGCCTGACCTTCAGGCGTATATCCCAAAATGATATTAGGCGTACCATAAAATACAGAATAATCAGTCCCTACCAGTGATTCTTCCATAGTTTCGAGCGAAGAGCCACGAATAGCAATATTTAAAAAAGTACTCGTACCGATATTATGTGCTAATGATCCATAATTTGTACCTACATCAACTAAACTATTTGTATTATATTCTGGTATAAAACTACTTACACTAAAAATATTATTATGTAATGCCTCGCTGATATTATATGCCGAGTTTAAATATTTAAAATCAACTAATTTTACACTAAGGCGTTCCTTATCATTACATTCGATAGGATAGTCAAGATTTATTGTTATTTCATTCGCATCATTTTTAGTTTTTTCAATAAAAAAATTAAACACACTCATCTATTATTAGTAAATATAAAAAAGACTATAAGTTTAAATATTTAGGGTCTCTTTCAATTACTTTATCCCACCCAACCCGAATTCTATTACCAGGCTGTTCTTGTTTATGAACTGAAAGAATTAACGAACCATACTCAATATTCATAACCTTATCATAATACTCTAATATTTCTTCTTTTGTAAAATAAGCACCTAATTCAGTTGCTATATTATCAACAATATACTCACGATTAGCACTTTTTAAAAGCACAAAAATATCTGACTGCTTTCGCACCAATGCAGGAATACTTTTATAATTTTGTGATATATAAATTAAATTAATTCCTACTAATTTATCGCTAATATGCCGTGATTTAACACTCAATCTGTTAAAAAAATTATTTTTACTATTACCGAATGCTGATGTTGAAATTAAATCATCTAACACAAGGAAAACCATTCTGGGGTGATATAATATATTCCCATCTGCATCTTTTGGAGCATCTGGATCTTCTGCTGGATTGATAAAAGATTTAAACTCTAATAATTGTAGTTCCTCATCAGTCATATTTGCAATATTACTTTTCATAAACTTTTTATAAACACGTCGATACTCGTTATATTCTTCAATAGTATCTCGCTCAGCAAGCAAACTATCATAGATTTCATTTAATCGCTCGTCGATATTATCTTCCAAATCAATTCTGTCGTCGTCGTGGAGAGATTTTAAAGTTGTTAATATATTATTTTGTTTGCTTCTTGCGGTGCCACCTGCACACCAGATCACACGTTGCCTCACACTTTCGCCTGTACTACTAACAAAACCTCCGCCATTCTCATAGGCTGTTAAAAGTTGTACAATGTTGGTTGTCTTACCACCATTCTTGACCGCACACGAAAGAATAATATTATATGTTGGTGGTAATGATTTATCTCTTGGTTGCGGAGGTTCATACTTATCAAACTTGCGAATATCACTATTAACACTCTTTAATTTTTTTAATTTTAAACCAGTACTTTCGCAATCGCAAACTGCCTTGCCGAGTGGGCATACTTTCGTTTGCATTATTAAAAAATAATCTATCTATTATATAGCGAGATTTTTAAAATTAATACAATATTATCTTCGCTAAATATCAATTTTTATTTTCTATGCTATATTTAAGATGGATAAAATAAATCTGCCTGATTATTACACAGATGAAGATAAAGCTAACTACCATGATATGATCTCTCGAGGTGAAGCGTTATTAGGTAAGCAAATTCCGCATTGTGATAAATTTTTACTCGATTTATCTGCTCGTATGACTATTAATCAAATTAAAGGATATCAAGATGAAAAAACAGATGATGAAGTAAAAGAACAACAACAAAAACACAAAGAAGCACAAAAACATGCTCATATAATTACACCTGACGACTTATACGAAGAAGGACAGAATCCATTAGAATTAAATCAATCAATAGCTAATAAAGAACATGATGAAACAGAAGAAGCTGGAACAGAAGTTACTGAAGCTACGGAAGCTAATCTAATATCTTAATTTATTTTTCTTCTTCCTTTCCTTTGTCACAAATTTTTTTTATAAAAATTGATAGTTCTTATTAATTAGATATAAGAGTTAGACACTATAATAATATAAATGGACATGGATAATTTTCAGTTGGAATTTGCTCGCATCAAATCGGTTGGAAATACTGCACAAATTTCAAAGGAACTAAAACAAAAATCTGCTGAGTTTAGACTTATGTATGATAAGATGTGTAAAAAAATAAGAAATGATAAGTATTTGGCTCATGCAAAAGATAGAATAAATAAAGCAAGAAGTGAAAAGAGAAAACTAATGAAAGACGCTGGCGAGTTGCCAAAAGTCGAAAGAGTTATTAGACACGTAGCACCACCGATGAATATTGAAGAAGTAGATACATCTATTAAACGTCAGTATGCTGATAATAAAAAATTGAAAGTATTAACTGAAAGTAGTATTAAAGCGTATGGCGATACTATTAAAGCAGTTTATTCAAAATATCATGATAAACCGATGAGCGATGATGCTGAAATTTTAAAATATTTGCGATGGGAAAAACATAATGCTAAAAAATTGTACAAACAGAATGAGTATATAATTCTTAATATTAAAGATATAGCCAAGCACTACGCATCAAAGATTTCTCTTTTATACTCTTTGTTTTCAAGATTTAATACTAAAAAACTTAAACAATTTAGAGAAATTCTTTATCCATATAAGACATCATTAGATAAGCATTATCATGAACATCGTAACGATTTGGAAATAGATAAAGACGAAGTAGATAAAATTTCATTTGAGAAAGCAGATATATTGGCTAATCTTGAAAAAATTGAATTTCCTCGTATGAAAATATTGTATCTTCTAATGTTTATGTTGCCTTGCCGAAGAATTGCAGATTACAGAATTACATTAATAGCAAAAAACGAAGAAGATATTAAGAATGAAAAATACAATTGGTATTATAACAATAAGATATATATAAATAACACAAAAAATAAACAAAAGATAGTATTAGATATTCCTGATGAAATTGTGAGTATTATTGATAGTGAAATAATTGGAAGTGAATTCCCCTCGAAACATCTAATATTAAACGCAACCGAACCATATATGAGTAAAATATTTAGTAATATGATGGTAAAAATATATGGTTCTAAATTTACTGCTACTGATATACGTAGAATATATGCGAGTTATAATCTAAAGATCGCAGGTAATAGTGGTGATGTAAAAACTATGTTAAAAAACCAAAATGAGATGGGACATAATCTACACCAGCACCTCCAATATTGCATTCCAACTAATACTTCTTAAGATTAAACCTTTTTAAATAATCATTATAGCTTTTAGATAAGCTTTTATAATTCCAAAGGATCCAGCGGCTAAGAGAAGCTGCTGACATATAATCATTCCAATTTTCCTTTGAATGACGTGATAAATAATTTTCCTTTTTATATTCATCTGCTGTAAGAGTGAAGTCGGTATATCCAGTAGCGCCGAAATGTGTCGTTTTAATTTTATGACGTTCTTCGTCATAAAATATAGCAGTATATTTTTTGTCATTTCGTTCGCTTTTAGTTAATTGCACATACATCTAATATATAATAAGAAAATATATTAATAAAAAATGAGTACATAATTAAAAAATATTTAGAAAATTATAAAAAGTTATAAAAGTTTTAAATAAATATAATTATGTACTCTTTTCGTTCTTATTAATATAAAAATTGATATAAGAATTAAAGGATATAATAAGGTAAATAAGGAATGTCGGAAATTGATGAAAGGTATAAACGGGGTATGATTTATACTATTAGGAATATCAAAGATGATACGATGATATATGTAGGCAGTTCAATAAATAATTTGAGTAAAAGATTTGATAATCATAAAAGATGTTGTAAAGTAGGTAAAAGTGGTATTAGTTTATATTCTCATATCGTTGATAATGATTGGAGTGGCTGGTATATTGAACTTTACGAAATGTATCCGTGTAATAATAAAAAGGAATTAAACCGAAGAGAAGGTGAAGTGATAAGAGAAATTGGTACGATAAATAAATATATCGCTGGAAGAACGAAGAAAGAATATAATCAAGAGTTTAGAGATGTAAAAATAAAATGGTGGAAAGATAATATAATAAGAATGACCGAACTAAAAAAACAAAATTATATAAAAAATCGTGAAGAAATTGCTAAAAAACAAAATGAAAAAGTATGCTGTAATATATGTGGAGCATTTTCATCAAAAAATAATTTACCGAGGCATCAAAAAACTAAAAAATGCGTATCTAAAAGTTTAGAATAAATATAATTATGTACTCTCTTCGTTCTTATTAATTATTTGTAGTAGATATTATTTCATTCATTTTAGCAGAAAGAAGAATGATAATTTTAAATATCTTTTAGAGAATTATGAGTATGTATTATAAAACGAGTACATAATTGAATTATTTTTAGAAATTTATAAAAAGTTATAAAAGTTTTAAATAAATATAATTATGTACTCTCTTTGTTCTTAT